TTCTCGCGGCTTGTGTCGCGGTGCTGGTTGTTGTCGCAGGGTTCTGGTTACCCCGGGAAGCCATGTCCGTACACCGGGTTGACAGCGGGTGTATCCTTAGTATACAGACATCGACTAAGGAGAAGCCATGCGCGACGCAGTTCGTATCACGATGCGAGAGATCGAAGACCTCGACACATTCCAGATCATCGAACGTCTCCTCGAGTTCAACCCGGGCGGCGGATATACGCCAAGGCAGGGGCGTGTCGACCTCGCGGGCACGCTCCTCCGCTATGAGCACGCGCCCCTCAAAGATGACGAGGGTTGGGAATGACGGCCCGACAGGTTCACCAAAGGATCGCGCTCAACACGGTCACCCTCGATCTCAAAAAGGCGCGAACGAAACGGGACAAACTCATTCGCGAGATGCACACGGATGGCTGGTCGCTGCGAGAGATCGCGGAAGCTGCCGGGCTTTCTCATGGTGGAGTGAAGAAGATCATCGACCGCTGAACACCGTCGAAGATCCGATGACTGTCTTGTTCGCCGGGTTGGATCGGATCGTCGCGGTGGCCCAGTTCCCCGCCTCCGTCCGCTCGGAGCCTCAGGCTTCACAGGTGGGCGGAGGCGGGTTCATCACCAGCGACCAGTTCGTCGCACTCGCGCGCTGCGAGTCCGGCACCGACCTCGTTGCAGACCCCGAATCGCGCGGCGGATACCGGACCGGACTCTTCGGAATCGAAGCCGGCTACGACATCGGATACCTGTCGCGCGCCGAGCAGGAGGCTTGGGTACAGCGCATCTTCGACGCGCACGGAGCAAGAGCATGGGGAATCGGGTGCAGGGGGATTCTCGGTGGCTGATGATGACTTCCTGCGGTTGAGTGATGGTCCGTGCGGTGAACGCGATCGGCAATCCGTTCGGATGGCCCCCGCCCGAGCAGATCGTCGCAAAGCGCATCGACGGCAGAATCGTCTTAGGGACGATCGACAACGCGGCAGTGGAGGGCGCGGTGGTCTACTGCCGCCTCCGATACTCGGCACTCACCGACGAGCAGATCGCTGGCATGTCACACGTCGCGCGTGGCGCGGAGTACAAGGCGGTGCCCGGTGAATGAGACGTTGGGTACGCATATCCGTGCAGCACGACTTGGCTACCGGTGGGTGCCGTCACTCAACGCGTACATGCGGATCGCTGATCCGCCAAGCAGCTACGGCGATGGCGCGTTCACGGTCGATCTTTGTCCGCCATTTGTTGTGCAGACCCGCGGGTTCGGAAATGGCACGAAGAAGCAGCACCGGGTCTGGTGGGAAGATATCGACAAAGATGGCTTCCCCGACCAGTTCATCGCGCACATTCGGGGCGTGGTCGCGGGCGATCTTCCGAGCGTGTGGCTCCGTCGTCGTGTCTCTTTCGTGGCCGACGCGGCCGGAAGGCCGATCAAGGTTGGCCTGCCGTGACCGCGCGCTCCGGGCCTTCTGTGTGGGCGCGCAACCCCAGCGCGATCGCGGAGGGGTGATGAGAACGATTTCCTATGGCGGCGGTGTGCAATCGACGGCCCTTTGCGTCCTTGCGACGCAAGGCAAGATCGGGCATGTCGACGTTGCGCTCTATTCCAACGTCGGGGACGATTCGGAACACCCGGCGACGAATGTCTATGTCCGCGAGGTGATGATCCCGTGGGCAGCGGAACGTGGCCTGGAAGTGATCGAGCTGAACCGACGTACGCGCGATGGCGCGATCGACACATTGTGGGGCCGACTGATGAAAGAAGGTTCGCGCTCGTTCCCGATCCCGGTACGAATGAGTAATGGTGCTCCTGGGACTCGGTCCTGCACGGCCGATTTCAAGATTCGGGTGATCGCCCGGTGGCTCAAGACACACGGCGCGACCGAAGAGAACCCCGCCGACGTACTGATCGGATTCAGTGTCGACGAGATGCACCGCTCCACGAACCGCAGGGCGCACCCGTACGAGCGGCCCGTCTACCCGCTTCTTGACCTCGGCTTGACCCGAAATGATTGCGTCAATGTGATCCGCGATGCCGGTCTGTCGGTCCCGCACAAGTCGGCCTGCTTTTTCTGCCCGTTCCACCGTCCGTTGACATGGCGCGAGCAGCGGCGCGACGAGCCGGACCTCTTCGCGAAGAGCGTCGAACTAGAACGCGTGCTGAACGAGCGTCGTGACAAGTTAGGGAAGAATCACGTCTGGCTGACCCGGTTTAACAAGCCGCTCGATGAGGCGATCTCGGAAGCCCAGCCCGCGCTGTTCGGTGATGATGGCCCGGAGTCCTGCGACGAAGGGTACTGCTGGACATGACCGCGCGCTCCGGGCCTTCTGTGTGGGCGTGCAACCCCAACGCGCTGGTACCAGTGGCTAGGCCCCGCCTCCTCGATTTGTTCTGCGGTGCCGGCGGTGCAGGGATGGGCTACTACCGGGCCGGATTCGATGTCGTAGGTGTCGATCTAGTCCATCAGCCGCACTACCCGTTCGAGTTCCACCAGGCCGACGCGCTCGACTTCCCGCTCGACGGATTCGATGTGATTCACGCGAGCCCGCCGTGTCAGCGTTACTCGAATCTCCGCCATGCCGCCGAGACGAAGGGCCGCGATGCCCCCGACCTAGTAGTGCCCGTTCGGGAACTGCTCGAGCGGACTGGGTTGCCGTGGGTCATGGAGAACGTTCCCGGCGCTCCGCTCAACGCGTGCGTGATCCTGTGCGGCTCGATGTTCGAGCTCGGTGCGGGTGAACGGCAGCTACGCCGGCACCGTCTTTTCGAGACGAGTTTCGCGATGCTGCAACCCGAGTGCCGTCACGTTGGGGAGGCGATCGGCGTCTACGGCGGCGGTCCGGTCGGGCGTTACACGTTCGGGAACGGTGCGAAGAAGGACTACTACCACCGCCGCGGGGGATACCAGGGCACCGTCGCGGAGAAGGCCGAAGCAATGGGCATCGACTGGATGAACGCCGCCGAAATGAACCAAGCGATTCCGCCGGCGTACACGGAATGGATCGGCACGCAACTGTTGGCCGCGCTCGCTGCGACCGGAGGAGGAGACCAGTGACCGCGGAGGAACAGAGAACCGAACTGGAACGACTCGGAGAAGAGGCGGTCGACGTTTTCTTCGACACCGAACCCGAACTCTGCACACTCAGTTTAGGGATCACCCGCGTGGTGCTCGACGCGGTCCTGCCCGCGGCGCGCGCCCAATGGGAACAGGAATGGGAACAGGTCGGATGGTGCTGTCCCGAGTGCAATGACGTGTGGGGTAGATCCGGACGCCGGAGAGACACGATGTGTGAGATCCAAATAGCGCCCCCGTTTGTGCCCGTGTTTGTTCGTCGCGTGGAGGGACCATGAGTATCCCTGACGCGGCAATCGCAGCAGGACGTGGCGTCATCGTGACGATGTTCGCGGATGTTTCTCCTCCTCTCTGTTGGGTCGACGGTGAGGTCTGGACGCGGCTCGCCCGCGCGGTGCTCGAAGCTGCGTCCGTCGAGATTTTCTGCCCGCGCTACGAGGGCACCAGCTACATCCCTAGCCTCTCGCTCGCGGGCCACGAACCATGCCCCACATGCGCGGGCTCCGGGATTCTTCGGGTCTTGCGCGACAACGAGAAGCCATGAGTGCGTGCAGACGTTCTGTTCTTCACGTCCTACGAACGGAGGCCGAATGAGCGATCCCTACCCGGAAGTGTTCAGCGCGATCGAATGGAAACGACACACCGAACGCGCGGAGGCCGACGCTAAGAAGTTTCTTGCGCGTGCGGAGCGGTGGGAACAACTCGCCCGACAACTCGGCGTCGCGCTCAAAGAGATCGACCGGCTGCTCCGCACCGATTATCCGGCCACGCGGAAGCTCACCGCGACGAACGCGCATGTAGCTGCGATTGCCGACATGGCCCGCGTCGCCGCGGCCGCGTATCGGGAAGCAGTAGACGAGGAAGGAACGTAACTGATGGGAGAACTGATGCTGTGTCACTCCTGCGGCCGGGCTGCCGTACCACCGGGCAATCAACCCGACTTCGGCAAACGCGAACTACGCCCCTACGGGCCAGGCGGCGCGCCCGTGTGCTACGAGTGCGCGTTCACCACGCCCGAACGTACGGCGCAAACCGAAGGCGCGTTTATCGCCATCCTTGAAGCGAACGAGGCGATTAGCCCGACCGGCGCAACGGTGCTCGATGGGGCGGCTCCGCGGCCGCTGGAAGTGCATGAAGCCGAAGCAATCGAGCGGGCAATAGAGCGCGGGAGAACCGATGGGTGAGACATTCGATCCGAAGCAGTTGACACCGGGCACGGTGCTCCGCCACGAAAGCGGAATGACACTCATCTTGTCGCATCGCAACGCGGAGGACGCGGGCTGGTGGTGCGCTGACGGGTCCTGGTTCTGGGACGATGTGCTCGCGGACTACTGGTCGATCGTGAGCGCGGGGCCTGTCGGGTGAGCCGGTGACTGCGATCAGCCGAGCATCGCGGCGCGAAACCGCCGGTAGAGCCACGCGCGTGACATCCCCGTCCGCTCCGCGATCTCAGCGCCGTGGATGCCGAGATCGCGTGCAGCTTCGATCGTCGCGGCGAGATCATGCTCCCATTCGGCGTGGGCGCGGTCCATGTCGGCCCAGCGGTCCGCGAGATCGTCGAGACTCCGACGAATGTCGGCCCGTCGGCTCTCGACGACCTCCTCGGTGGTGCTCACCGGTGTCAGCTACGCCCGTAGTGGTGGCAGTCACACGCCAGGCCGGACTGGGTGGCGCAGCCGATGTCGTGGCCGATGCGACGCCGGGGGTCGGCTGCGGGTGCGGGGGTGCTCGCGGGCCGCACGTAGTCGGGGTGTGCCCACACGGCAGCTTTGGCGGCCTGGGAGGCTGCAGCGTTCTCGGTCGACGGGGTCCGGCGGTAGGCGGCGGCGGCGAGGTCGCGGGCGGTGATGGTCTCGGTGAGTGTCATTGTGGGCTCCTCTGTCCTGGTCATGTCTACATCGTAGACCCCCCCGCGGGGAATGTCAACACCCTAGACACAATTGCTACAAGAAATTACAGGCCGATGACCGCCCGCGGGAGCGCTGAACCGGCTGGGCGGTGGGAGCAGCGCGCGGCGTGGCTCCGTGACGCCCGCGCACTAACTGAGTAGAGTCTGAGATCGATGCCCCGCGAACCGCTCGACCTCTCCACCGATCCCAAGCTCGCGGACCTCGCCGACCAGGCTGCGCTCATCCGTTCCATGCCTCGGTTGCGCAAGGTCTTCTACGACAAGATCCGGGACCTCAAGGCCCAGGGCTACACCTGGCAGCAACTCGCCGCGGCGACGGGGTACTCGGAGCAGATGATCTTCCGCATCGCGCCGGCGGGGCGCGCACGGCGCAACGGCAGCAAGCCGAGCGAGGAAACCGCCTGACGCAAGCTTGACGCCTGCACTCAACCGGAGTAGAGTGACGATGTGCTCCTCCTCGGGTGCTCCCTGCTCCTCCTCGTTGGCCTGATCTGGCTTGAGCCCCTGCGTCGCGTTCGTGAGTGGCGCGCCGCGCGTGAGCCGATCCGGGGGCTTCGCGAGTGGGCAGCGACGCGTGACGCGCTGAGGGACGTGGTGCGGTGAGCATCGACACGCCACCGCTCGAAGATCAGCCACCGTCTGGCGACCACGATCTGCATGGCCAGTTCGATGCCCGAATGTGGGCCGAGCGGTTCGTGAAGCGCGTCGGAGATAACCCCGCGATCGCGACGAGCGAAGGTGCGATGCTCGCGTGGTTCTCCGGGGCGATCATGTCTGGCTACGACCACGCTAAGCGTGAGATTCCGGCCGAGGCACCAGACTCGAAGTTCTACACCTCCTCTGAGTGTTTCGTGGCCGGTCGGCTCTCGACGATGGAACCGTTCTCACGGCAACACCCCGCGTTCTGTCTGCCATACGCGCGTGCCGCGTTGGAAGCACTCGGTGAATGGGAACCGGATCTGTGAGCGCGGATGCTCCGACTCTCTGGGATGGCGCCCAAGTCCAGCGCGACCTCGCGCTTGAAGCGGCCAAGGATCATTCGCCGATCGGTTGGGCCGACATCGCGTACGCCTTCCTCGAAGATTTCCTACGCGAGCACACGACGATGCACGTCGACCAACTCTGGGCCGCGGGGATGCCCGAGCCCCGCGAGATGCGCGCGCTCGGGCCGCTGTTCCGCCGTGCGACACAGGCCGGGATCATGCGCCGGAGCGGCCAGACGCTTCCCTCCGTGCGCTCCCATCTGTCTCATAAACCTGTGTGGGAAAGTCTGATCTACGCGGGCCCGAAGTGGTGAGGTCGTTCCGCCCTCCACGCCAACAATCACCGAGAGCGCGCGCGGTCGAGGCGATCCTGAACGACGCGCGGCCTCGCGTCTGGAAGCGCGCCGGTTACCGCTGCGAGTTGCGGATCGCGCCGGACTGCTCGGGCCGCGCCGAGGACCTCCATCACACGAAGATGCGCTCGGGTGGCTGGTCATCAGACGAGATGCACGCCGACGAGGCGCTTCGCGCCTCCTGCCGCAACTGTCACTTGTACCTACACGGCCATCCGGCGGAAGGAGAAGCCGCGGGGTTCATCCTGCGGAGGTATGCGTGACCCTCGGTCCGAAGATCCAGGACCTCGAACTCCCCGGTGCCTGGGTAAAGAGGGCCGCGTGCCGAGGAACTCCCGACCCCGATCTGTGGTTCCCCGCGCGGGGCGAGTCGACCTCGCGGGCCAAGGCGATCTGTCGGGGCTGTCCGGTGCGGGTCGAATGCCTGGAGCACGCGCTGGCGAACTGCGAGCGCTTCGGAGTTTGGGGCGCGACCAGCGAAAGGGAGCGCCGTCGGCTGCGGCGCGCCGCGTGAAACCTGACGCCTCATTGACGCTCGCACTCTCAGAGCGTAGAGTCAGTGGGCCATGACGCCTTCCGCCTTCGCCTCGCTTGCCCGCGCGCTCCAGGGCGAATCGGTCCGGCTCGGGCTCACCCCGGTCGCGTTCCGAAACCACCCGCGCTCAGGACCGCGCGCCATCCGGCGCTTCCCCGACCAGACCGTCGTGCTCATCGCGCTCGGAGACAGAGACCCGAACGAGGTCGCAGGCGACATGATCGACGGCATCGTTGCCGCGCAGTCGGAGGACTTGGGCGACGCGGAGTCGATGATCCGCGGAGCGCTCTGGGAAGCGGCGGGTCTCGCCGTGACCGTCTAACGGATCTGGGAGGATGCCGTGACCAAGGAAACCGAGAGCTTCGAGGGTCGCAAGATCGACTGCATCGACGTGAAACTGAGAGGCAACGCGGGTAATGACCAACTCAACCAGGCGATGCACCTGGACGACGAGGTGCTCTTCGTCGGCCGTGCCCGGATCTCCCGCATCCAGCACCACGAGCACGACAAGCGCGGCCTGATCCGTACCCAGACCGCCGAAGTGGTCGAGGCCCACATGCTCGCGAACGACGACGACGTGGCCTTCGTGGACGTGGAGACCTTGCTGCACACGGCCCGCGCCGCACGCGACGAGGCCCTCGACGCGCTACTCGGGCGCTCCGCGCTCCCCTTCGATCCCGAGACCGGCGAGCGCACCGACGACCCCCCGAAGGACGCGTGATGACCTGGGAACTCCGCGAGAACGGCTCGCTCTGCTTCGATGGCATGGTGGTGGGAAAGGTCACCGACGAGCCGCGCATCGTGCTGAATCTCGGCTGGGCAAAGGCTGCGGGCGTGGGAGTGACGGTGCAGGGAGACCCCGAGGTGGACAAGAAGCGGGGCGGAATCATCTTGGAGCGCGAGGGGTGAAGGCCGGCCTCCTGAGCGAGCGGGTGAAGGTCGACTCGCTCGAACTCCACCCGCGCAACTCCCGCCAAGGCGATGTCGGGGCCATCAGCCAGAGCCTCGAAGCACACGGCCAGTACCGCCCGATTGTCGCGCAGAAGGCCACACGGCGAGTGCTGGCAGGCAACCACACGCTCCTGGCAGCTCGCTCGCTCGGCTGGGCAGAGATCGACGTGGTGTGGCTCGACGTGGACGACGAAGCCGCGTTACGGGTACTACTGGTCGACAATCGGACGAACGACCTCGCCACCTACGACGACCATGTGCTCGCCGATCTGCTGCAGGAGCTGGCACAGACCCCGACCGGATTGACCGGAAGCGGCTACGACGGCGACGCGCTCGACGAGCTGCTCGCTGACCTGAAACGCCAGCAGGGACCGGTAGGGGTCGACGAAGTGACGGAGCCCCCCGCGGAGCCGGTGACGCGGCCGGGGGATCTGTGGGAGTTGGGAGAGCATCGGCTGCTGTGCGGGGACGCGACGAGGGCTGAGGACTATGCGATCGTGCTCGATGGCGGTTCTCCCGACATTCTCTGGGCCGACCCGCCGTACGGCGTCGCCATCGGCGACAAGAACGCGATGCTCAATGCGCACGGTCGGGGGAACCCCCATGAGGGGGCGCTGAAAAACGACCAGGGCAAACAGGAGACGGAGAGCCTTTGGAGGGCGGCGTTCCCGCTGATCCGTTCGGTGTTGCCTCCAGGTTGCCCCTACTACGTCTGTGGGCCACAAGGCGGCGGTCTGGGGGAACTCCTCCTCCTCCTCCTCCGTGAAGGCGGTCTTGAAGCCCGTCACATCCTGATCTGGGCGAAGGACCGGCCTACCTTCTCGCTCGGTCGCCTTGACTACGAGTACGCCCATGAGCCGATCTGCTACGGCTGGACGCCGGGAGCCGCGCACCCCTGGCACGCCGAGGGCTCGGCCTCATCGCTGTTCCGGATCGACCGGCCCGCAGCATCGAAGCTGCACCCGACCATGAAGCCCGTCGAGCTGGTTGAGGCGATGCTGACCAACAGCACGATGGCCCCCGCCATCGTGCTCGAGCCGTTCGGCGGCTCGGGAACGACTCTCATTGCCGCGGAGAACCTGGGTCGCGTCGCGCGCCTCATCGAGATCGACCCCGGCTACTGCGATGTCATCTGCCGACGCTTCCAAAACCTCACCGGCATCAAGCCCCTCCGTGACGGCCAACCTCACGACTTCCTCGCATGAGCAATCAGGAACTTGTCCACGTCCCGAGGTCCGAGGATGACCCCGAACGCAGGGAGCCGAACGCGGTCAAGGGCCAGACGACCGTGGCCGCGCACCGGGTGCGAGTGGCGCAGCGTCGCTCCGAAGTCTCCGCGCTGATCCTGGCGAAGATCCCTCAGCGTGAGATCGCGCGGCGCCTCAGTGTCGGGCTCGGGACGGTCGGCGACGACGTGAAGGCGATCAAGGCGATGTGGGCCGAACGGTCCGCCGATGCCTACGAGACCCACGTTGCCGAGGAGGTGGCGAAGCTCGACTGGCTGGAGCGGGCCTTCCTGCCCGCAGCGTTCACCGCCGACGTTGACGCCGCGGTGATGCTGCTCAAGATCATGGACCGCCGCGCGCGGCTCCTCGGTCTCGACAAGCCCGCGAAACTGGAAGTGGCACACACCGACGCCGACGCGCAACGCCAACGCGCCGAGGAACTGCTCTCGAAGGCAGACGAACTCGCGCAGCGCCGCGCACGCCAAACTGGCTGAGTGACCTACTCCGAAGCCCTCTCCCTCGCCGAAGGACCCGAGGACGTAGCCGCGCTGATGCGCGCAGCGCGCGATGAGCTCGAAGGCGATTGGGCCGAGTGGCTGCGCTACCTGTTCCCGCAGTACGTCACCGCGCCTTTCGCTCCGCACCATCGGGACTTCTGGGAGTGGGTCTGGGCCATCGAAGCCGGAGCCGACGCGATCCCCTTCGTCGGGATCTGGCCTCGTGGCGGGGCCAAATCGACCTCGGTGGAACTCGCGGTAGCCGCGCTGGGCGCGCGCCGGCGCCGGGCCTACGTGCTCTACGTTGCGGGAATCCAGGACCGCGCCGATGACCACGTAACCAATATCGGGGCGCTGCTCGAATCCTCCCGTGTCGCCGACCTCTACCCGGAACTCGGCGAGCGCCTCGTCAACAACTTCGGCTACTCGAAGGGCTGGCGCGTCAACCGGCTCCGCTCCGCCTCGGGGTTCACGGTCGACGCCATCGGGCTCGACAAGGCGACCCGAGGCGTGAAGCTCGACGAGCAACGGCCCGATCTCATCATCTTCGACGACATCGACGGCGGCACCGACTCGCCCAAGGTCACCGAGTCGAAACTCTCCCAGATCACCCGCGCCTTCCTGCCCGCGCTCGTGCGGCGCGGCGGGACGGTGCTGGCGATGCAGAACCTCGTGCTGCCCAACGGCGTCTTCGCGCGCATCGCGGGCATGGCCGAGGCCGAGGCCGACCTGCTCCAGGACCGGATTCTCTCGGGGCCGCTGCCCGCCGCGTACGACCTCGAGCTCGGCAAGGACGACGAGGGCAAGGACGTGATCCTCGGCGGCCGACCGATCTGGGAGGGCCAGGATCTCGCCACCATGCAGATCCAGCTCCGTCGTGGTGGCCGCACCGCGTTCCTCATCGAAGCCCAGCACGAGGTCCAGTACCGCACGGGCGGCATGTTCCGGGCCTGGGACTGGATGGGGGACGACGGCAAGGGCGGCACGCACTGGGTCGACGGCCCGATGGAGGGCCTCGGCATCCAACGGGTTCGCGCCTGGGACACCGCAGGCACCGAGTTCACGGGCGACAACGATCCCGACTGGACCGCCGGCGCGCTCATCGCGTACGACCCGGTGACCAAGCGCTACCGCATCGAGTCCGTGGAGCGATTTCGCCACGCCTCGGGCACCCGCAACAACCTGATGCGACTGCGCGCGGAGGCCGACGCCAACCTCCACGGGCTGAACGGCGTGACCCAGCTCGTCGAGCAGCGCCCCGGCGACCTCGGCCGCGATGAGGCGGCCTACTACGTCCAGACCGTGTTCGAGGGGCTGGTGGCCCGCAAGACGACCCCGATCGGGAAGAAGGAAGAACGCGCCGAGGGCCTGGCCGCGGCGATGGAGAACGGGCTGGTGGACATCGTGAGCGACGACGGCTGGACCCGGACCTTCCTCGCCGAGCTCGAAGGGTTCCCGCTCGGGGACCATGACGACATGACAGACGCCGCCGCGCACGGGTTCAACTGGCTCCGCAAGCGGGGGGACCAGGAATCGGGCACCTCGGCTCAGGCTGCCCGGTCACTCCCGCCGCTGCGGCGCTGACGCAGGCTTGACGCTCGCGCTCAACGGGTGTAGAGTCGGGGTATGACAACCGACACAGTGAAACTCAGCGGGATCTCGACCTCGGTATGCATCTACACGGCAGGCACTTCGCTCGCTCGCCACTGCGAGTTCGGCGGCGGTGAAATCTCTCTCAAGGTCACTGGTGCCCATGAGCCAAACGCTTGGCAGACTCCGAGCGTGTATCTCCACGGGACCCCGGAGGAACTGCGGACCTTCGCCGTGGCGATCGTGGCAGCCCTGCCCGTCGAGAGACTTACGGCATGAGCTTCCTCAAATGGATGGACAAGCCCCGGTTCTGCGGATGGCACGCGCTGGGCGTCGGGATCTTCGCCATCATGGTCGGCGCCGGGGTCTTCCGGTGAGCACGCGCGCGTCGGAGCCGCCCGCAGATTGAACGATCTCTGGTCCGGCAGCTTCGGCACCGTCAACGAGATCGCCTACCTGAGCGATCCCGAGGGCAACGTGATCGACCGCCTCCGGGTCGAAGGTCTCTGCGTGGTGTCAGCATGAACACCACGTTCGCCATCGTTGCCATCGTGACGGGCCTGCTGGCGATCATTCTCGGGGCGGGTCGATGAGCGACGAGCGGTGCCCGATGTGCGGCAACAGCGGCTGGACGCTCGATTGCGATCCGACGCGGGAGCCGGTCTGCCTGGAACTGATCCCCTGCGTCTACCCGCCGTGCGATCTGTCCGGGAGAGCAGTCGAGTCGATCACGCTCTACGCGGTCGGCCTTCACCGGGTCGCTCGGCATCCCAGCAACGAATACGTGATGAGCGTGGCCCGGTGAGTGCCGACTTCTTCTCGCTCCTGCTCCTCGTCTTGCTGGCGGGCGTGCTGTTCCTCGGCTGGCACTGGCGTGTCCACTGAGGCTCCGAGCACACGCTCCACCTAACGCCTTCACGCTTGCTCTACGCTGGCGTCTCGACCGCTCGCGCGCGAGGGAGGCCCGATGCCGCGCTATCTCGTCAAGGTGCATCACAACTCCATGCGGCCCGGCGAGATCGTCTCGATCGGAGATCCCGAAGCGTGGGAGGGCGAGATCGCCCGCGGGTTCCTGGTGGCGCTCGACGACCCGGTCGCGCCTTTTTTCAGTTACTCGACCGTCGCGGAGGCCATCGCGGACGAGGACATGGAGTCCGTCGAGTGGGTGAGGCCCGAGGAACGCGCCGAGGATCTGTCGCTCGCTGATGCGCTCGCGCTGATCGACGAGAAGATCGCTCGGAAGAGAACGAAGAAGAGTGAGCCCGGGCTCGTCCCCGGCGAGTCAGAGCCTTGGGCGGGTTGAGCATCCGCGTGGCCCTCGTCGGGTTCGCTGCGTACCGCCTCGGCCGGGCGGTCGCGCTCGACTCCATCACCGACCCTCTGCGCGGATGGGTCCACAAACGCGCGTACCGCGTGCACCGGCCGCGTCCCGGCACCAAGGAGCCCGTCGCCACCGTGCGCTCCCGGCCGTGGTCGTGGGCCTACGGGCTCGTCTCGTGCGCGTTCTGTGCCTCGTGGTGGATCGCGCTCGGCCTCGCGGCGCTCTGGTTCGGCGCGTGGACCGTCGCGTTCGTGGTGAGCGCGATCGCGGGCGCGGGCGTCGCATCGGTGCTCGTCGCGTTCGACCAGCGGAGCGCGTGATGGCTGAACTGCGCTCAATCACCGAGGTATTCGCGCACGACGACCCCGCCTGCTCCGCGTGTCGCGGCGAGGGCCAGGTCTGCGCGACCACGATGACCTACTGCGCGATGCTCGGCACACGGGAATGCCCGCCGGAGTGTTGCGCTGAGGGTGCGCCATGCCCGGCGTTCATGGCGAGCCACGCCTGATGGCCTTCTGGAATCGCCGCGCGCGCGTCGCCTCCGTCCAATCCGGCGCCGAGATCAGCTCGCGCTCGCACAAGCGTCTCACCACCTCGATCCAGCGCCGCGCCGCGGAGTTCGCCGCGCCCGGCAAGCTCGGCGTGGTCCGCTTCGCGTCGGGTCTTCTCGCGGACGCCGGCGCGCGCTGCACGCTCCGCCCCGAGCGCCTCGTCAACCGCCACGAGGACGCCTGGGAACCCGACGACAACCCGATCCTGAACGAACTGCTCCTGCGCTACCGAGGCGCGGATGCCAACCAGCGCGAGCTCGTGCGCCGCCACATCTGGCACTACCAGACCGTCGGCGAGTGCGTGCAGTATCAGGTGCCGGACGGTCCGCGCGTCTTCTACGACATCGCGTCGCCGTTCGCGGTGACCTGGAAAGAGCGCCACCTCATCGTGCATCTCGCGCCGGGCGGGACGGCGCGGGAGGGCCTCGCGGTCGAAGTGCCGCGCGAGCGGGCGAACCGGCTGTGGCAGAAGGACGAGACCTGGCCGATGCTCGCGACCTCTCCGCTCATGGGCGTGATCGAGGACTGCGAGCGGTACTGGACGCTCGGGCGACGGTTGCG